CGTTCGCCGACGCCATCCGGGACGCATCCGAGTTCGCCCGAACCATCCACCCCTCAGCATGAAAGGCACCACCATGACACAAGACGCCAAAGTCCAGGAAGTCGCCACCGCCCTCGGGGTCCACCCGGAAACGGTCCGCATCATGGCCCGCTCCGGGGACTTCCCGAACGCGTACAAGTCCGGGCAGGGCAAGATTAACTCCCCGGTACGGATCCCGTGGTCCGACGTCGAGGACTACCGCAAGCGCCAGCCCCGGGTGTCCGCATGAGCGTTCTTCAAGTACGCGCCCTGCAGTGCGACCATGACGGATGTAGCACCACGATCACTGATGCCGGACATCTGGACGCCATAAGCGTCCGCATGGAGGGTGCGCGTCAGGGGTGGAGCTATCGGCAGCCGACCAAGGGACCATCCGGGCGCGGCCCAAGATTCAACGCCGCTGACTTCTGTCCAGAGCACTCCGGATGGGCAGCATGAGCGCCGATCTCCTGTTCGCGGCGGTCCGGCAGGCGATCAACGACGCGGACGGCGCGGCGGCCACCCCGGATGACCTGCTCACCCTGCAGGCGACCGCAGCGGTCGGGGCCGTGGCAAGGCTGGGCTTCTTCGAGACGGCCGGGGACGAGTACGCGGTCAAGCGCGGGGACGTGACCATCGAGGTCGGGTTCAACACCGAGGACCAGGCCCGGGACTTCGCCGCCCGGTACGTGGCCGCGGGGTTCACGATCCACCGCCGGCCCGTCGGCGTGTGGGAGCAGGTTGGGTGACACGCCCGAACATTCCCGGCACAAGTTGCGAACAAACCTAGTAACTTGTGGTAAGTTTTACTTATAAGAAGAGGCCCGGAAGCGCGAACTCCCGGACCTCGGACACCATCACTAGCGATTGGAACACAGTGACAGCTCTCTTCGAGTCTACCCGAACGGCCTACCTGTTCGACAAGGACCTCGCCGCCCGCATCATCTTCGCCGAAATCAACCACTTCGCCGCCGAAGCCTCCCTCCACGGCCCCACCGAAGACGAACTCCAAACCCTCACCCGCCGCCTCGCATGGCTCACCGACACCGACCTGAAATGGTGCGACGTCGACGGCCTCGTCTCCTACGCCCGGGAACTCCGCACCATCCACAACGGCACCCACCCGCTGCTGACCGTGAACAACGCCGGCACCGTGGACAACACCGCCCACCTCCGCGACTCCCTGCTGCTGACCATGTTCTGGGAAACCAACCTCACCCTCGGCACCGTCAAGGCCCGCTGGGAGCTCTCATGAACGACCATGACGCCATCGATGCGATCAACAGGATCTTTGACGACTACTGCGACAACGGGCTGCGAGAGCTTGCCGCGCTCAGTCGAATCGGGCGCGTCCTCGGCCTGAACGCCGCTGAGCACGCCATCGTGAAGGCGGCCCAGAAATGAACGCCTTCCTCCTCATGCTCGCCACGATCGGTGCCGCTGTCTGGCTCGCCTGGGCCGTCGCCGCCGACCGGGCCGACGCCGAAGCCATCACCGCCGACGCGGCCGAAGACGAATGGCTCGGACTATGAGCGCCGAAACAATCTACTGCCCGGTCGAGTACCCGGCCACCCGCGAAGACCCCGGCTACGGCTGCGAGAACGAAGTCGAGAACGAAGGCGACCTCTGCTCCGCGCACGAGGCCGACGATCGCGACGAGTACGACCGCGAACGCCTCATGGAAGACGAGAGGGACGACCGATGAGCGCCTGCTACTGCGGCCGGCTCTACCCGTGCGAGAACTGCGGCGGCGACGTCTGCAACTGCCAGTGCCGCACCGACGGCGCACCCCACACCCAGGCCGAAGTCACGGCCGGACACGTCAACCCATCCACCGCCCGCACTGAAGCATGGCGAGAGAAGCAGGAGCTAACCCGATGACCTACACAGTGCTTGACCCGGCGCCCGACACGGCGCACTGGCTCAGGATGCGGAAGCAAGGCCTCGGCGCTTCCGACTCCGCGGCCGTCCTCGGCCTCTCCAAATGGGGCACGCCCCTATCGGTCTACCTTGACAAACTCTCCGACACCATCGATGACAGCATGTCCGACCGGCAGGACTGGGGCCACCGCCTCGAGGAACCCATCGCCCAGTGGGTCCGCGACACCAAGGGCCTCGACGTCGTCGCCTCCCCTGGCCTGATCCGCTCCGAAGAGTTCCCGTGGCTCCTGGCCACCCCGGACCGAAAGGTCATCGAGGGCGACGTCGTTGTTCCGCTGGAAATCAAGTCCTCGGATGCGTTCATGAAGGACGCATGGGACAACGGCATCCCGCTGAACTACCAGATCCAGATCCAGCAGCAGATCCTCATCATGGGCGCCCCGCACGGCTACCTTGTGGTCCTGCACGGCGGGAACACCCCGGACTTCTATACAGTCCCGGCCGACCGTGAGTTCCACGAGCAACTGATCCGACTCACCCGGGACTTCTGGGAGAACAACATCCTGGCCGGCGTCGCACCGGAGCCGATCACGCTGGACGACGCGGCCCTGAAGTGGACCGCGGACCCTGCGGTGAAGGTCGAAGGCGGCGAAGCGCTGTACGAGCTCTGGGGCACGTTCGGACTCATGCAGGCCGAAGCCGTCGAGATCAACACCAGACTCGACGCCGTGAAGCTTCAGCTCCAGATCGCCATGGCCGACGCCGTCGAACTCACCCACCGCGGGCAGACCCTCTTCACGTGGAAGCCCCGCAAGGGCACGACGAAGTTCGACGACAAAGCATTCGCTGCCGATCACCCGGACCTTCACCGGAAGTACATGAAGACCGGCGCACCCACACGTATGTTCCTCCGAAAGAAGGCCAAAGAAGATGTCTAGCCAGCTCGCAGAAGCGACCGCCACGAAGGCCGTAGCCCAGAAGAAGAACCCGACCGCCCGTGACCTGATCCAGGCGCAGCAGGCCGCCATCGAGGCCCAACTCGCCGGAGCCATGAACTCCGCGGCATTCGTCCGCGCCGCCATCAGTTCCGTCTCGGCATCCCCGCAGCTCCAGCAGGCCACTCCGGCGTCCCTGCTTGGCGGCATCATGCTCGCCGCGCAGTTGAAGCTGGAGATCGGGCCCGCGCTCGGCCACTTCTACCTCACCCCCCGGCAGGTATCGAAGAAGGAAGGTGACCAGTGGGTCAAGGTATGGACCTGCCTCCCCATCATCGGCTTCCAGGGCTACATCGAACTCGCGTACCGCTCCGGCAGGGTCGAGAAGATCGAGACGTTCCTGATCCGCAAGGGCGACAAGTTCGACCACGGCGCCAACTCCGAGCGCGGCCGGTTCTTCGACTGGTCCCCCGCCGACTACGACGAGGTCCGCGAATGGACCGGAGTCGTCGCCATCGCCAAGATCAAGGGCGCCGGCACCGTCTGGGCCTACCTCCCCAAGGACAAGGTCATCGCCCGCAGGCCGCAGTACTGGGACAAAACCCCGTGGGCAACCAACGAGGAAGAGATGGCCCGGAAGTCCGGCATCCGCGCCCTCGCCCCGTACCTGCCAAAGTCCACCGAACTCGGCAAGGCCCTCGAAGCAGACGAGCACAAGGTCGAACACATCGCTGGCGTCCATGATCTCGTCGTCACCCGCGATGACGAGCCCCTGGAAGAAGCTCCGGCGGCCGAACAGTGAACGGCTTCAGCAAGGCCCAGAAGATCGCCATCTCCGCCCGCGACCTCGGATGTGTTGTCCACGGCGCGGGAGGGGAGTGCGTCGGGGACCTCGTCCACCACCACCGCAAAGGGCGGGGCGCCGGCGGGGTGAAGTCCCGGAACCGGGTGGCGAACGGCTTGCTGGTATGCAGTCGGTGGAATTCCAACGTGGAGGCCATGCCGGACCTCGCCGCCCAGGCGCGGAAGAACGGCTGGAAACTCCGGAGTGACCACGAGATCGACACCCTCCCCGTCTACATCCCCAAGCTCGGCCGCCACGTCTACCTGGACGACGACGGCCACTACCTAGATTTGTCCCACACCATCATCACTAGTCAGGAAGCAGCGTAAACAACATGGCAGGCGAAACAACTATCACGATCATCGGGAACCTCACGAACGACCCCGAATTGAGGTTCACCCCGGCAGGCGCCGCGGTGGCAAACTTCACGGTAGCGAGCACTCCACGCACGTTCGACCGGCAGTCCAATGAGTGGAAGGACGGCGAGACACTGTTCCTCCGGGCCTCGGTATGGCGTGAAGCGGCTGAGAACGTGGCCGAGTCGCTGACGAAGGGGATGCGCGTGATCATCTCCGGCGTCCTGAAGCAGCGGTCATACGAAACCAAGGAGGGCGAGAAGCGGACCGTGATCGAGCTGGAGGTCGACGAGATCGGCCCCAGCCTCAAGTACGCGAACGCCAAGGTCAACCGCACCCAGCGCTCCGGCGGTAACGGCGGCAACGCGGGCGGCCAGTCTCAGGGCAACTGGGGCAACCAGCCGGCAAACGTCGGCGGCGACCCGTGGGGCAACGGCGGCGCTGACGCCTCTCCCCCCTTCTAGACACCGCACCACCTGGGACCCGTTCGGCATCGCGCCGGGCGGGTCCTTTTGCGTGCCCGGCTACTTACCGGTACTCACCCGGTACTTACCGATCCGCCGCGTAACCCGTGCCGAAACTGAGTACAAAAAGCCGACACGCCGAGTGTTTCATTCGGTAAGGCTACGTAACTTGCGGTAAGCTGTACTTGTAAGCAGGCATGGAAAAGCCGCCGGTGCTCGAACACCGGCGGCTCCAAAAAATCAAAGGAATGGTTCTAATGAGTGACTATATCGCGCCCAAAACACAAACCGCAATAGACCCCCTGATCCTGTTGTCCGAAGCCGCCGCCGCGTACGAAACCGTCAAGGCCGGCCGCAAAGCCGCCGCGAAGACCGCCCGCGCCAACCGGTACAAATACCGGGAGATCGCCGAAGCGCTCAACGTCAGCGTGAACCGCGCCTGGACCCTCGTCAACGAAGACGCCGAGGATGCGGCATGAGCGCCCCGAAGCTCCTGGATCTGTTCTGCGGGGCAGGCGGCGCCGGCAAGGGCTACCAGGACGCCGGCTTCAGCGTCTACGGCGTGGACATCGAGCCGCAAAAGGACTACCCCGGAGCTTTCCACCTGGGGGACGCGGTTAGCGTCCTGTCAACTCTGATCGGCGGCGGGTCCGTCGCGTTCACCCACCCCGACGGCCGGGTTGAACACGTCACCATGGCGGATTTCGTCGCGGCCCATGCCTCTCCGCCGTGCCAGGCATCCTCGGCGCTGAGCAAGGGCACGAACAAGGGCCGCGAATACCTCAACCTCATCCCCGCGACCCGGGCGCTCCTGGCGCTGCAGTCCAAGCCGTCCATTATTGAGAACGTCCAGGGTTCGGACCTGCGCCGCGACCTGACGCTCTGCGGGGAAATGTTCGGCCTCGCCGTCATCCGGCACCGCTACTTCGAGCTCGGCGGCTGGGCGGCGATCGCCCCGGCGCACAAACCGCACCGCGGCCGGGTCGCCGGGTACCGTCACGGCGAATGGTTCACCGGGCCCTACTTCGCCGTGTACGGGGAAGGCGGAGGCAAGGGCACCGTCGCGCAGTGGCAGGCCGCCATGGGCATCGACTGGACGGCGAACCGGAAGTCCATCGCCGAAGCGATACCGCCAAAATACTCCGAGTTCATCGGACGCCAGTTATTGGCGCTCCTGGATACGCAGGAATTCATGGCGAGCATGAAGGAGTGGGCGGCATGATCTTCCCGAACGAGAAGTGCCAGGCACTCTATGACGGATGGCTGGGCTACCAGACGCCATACCGCGGATGGGTCCACCAGGGCCCGGCTAAGATGTCCGTCGACTCCTACCACGCTAAGGCGGCCGAACGGAACGCGCTGGTCAAGGGCCAGCTTGATTCGATTATGGCCTCATGCCGGGCCAAGGGATGCTTCGAGGTGGCAGCATGAGCTACGTCTACAGGGGCACCCAGCGTGACGTCACCCCGGAGTCTGCCGCTCCCGCCCCGCGCCCGGCGTCCACGCCCGGCCCGAAGCCGAAGCCCCGCGTGTTCGACCCGTCCAAGTGCGGCACCCACGCCGGCTACCGGCAGCACCGCCGCTACGGCATCGAGGCGTGCGACCGCTGCCTGGCCGCGAACGCCGCATATCACCGGGAATGGACCAAGGCCCGCCGGGTCCCCAAGGCTGCGCGCCCCGTCGGCGTCTACGACCCGGAGTTCTGCGGCACCCACAAGGGCTACAACCGGCACCAGCGCCACAATACCACCCCCTGCACCCCGTGCCGCGCCGGCCACAACGAACACATGCGCGAATACAAAGCCTCACGAAAGGCGGCCGCCTGATGGCGTGGTTCAAGATGGACGACGGCTTCGCCAACTCCAAGCCCGTCCTGCGGATCCCGCGCCGCTACCGGCTGCAGGCCGTCGGATTGTGGGCGCTGGCCGGCACCTGGAGCGCGAAGGAAGAGACCGACGGGTTCATCCCCGAGTATGTCTTGGAAGAACTGTGCGGCACCCCCGGCGTCGCCAACCAACTCGTGCAGGCCGGTCTTTGGGAGATCGTACCGGGATCCTCCAAGGATCCTGTCGGGATCCTGTCGGCAGTCTCCGACGATCCTCAGTTGCCCGGCTGGGTGTACCGGAATTGGAGCAAGTACCAGCCGACGAAGGCGGAACTCGAAGAGAACCGCGAGAAGGAGCGGATCCGCAAGGCGAATTACAGGAAGTCCCAGCGGGACACCTCCGGGACAGGCGCGGGACAGACGGAGGGACACCAGCAGGAGTCCGAACACCCCGACCCGACCCGACCCGACCCGACCCCTAAAGAAGAAGCTAACGCTTCTTCCGGCGAAATCCGGGAAGACGTCGAACGGCTCTGCACGGTCCTGGCTGACCTGATCGAGGGCAACGGATCACTGCGGCCCAAGATCACGAAGACCTGGACCAACGAGGCCCGGCGCATGATCGACCTCGACGGCCGCGAACCATCCAAGGCTGAGAACCTGATCCGCTGGGCTCAGGGCAGCACGTTCTGGCGGAAGAACGTCCTGTCGATGGGCACCTTCCGGGCCAAGTACGACCAGCTCCGGCTCGCCGCGGTGGAGGACTGGGAGAAGAACAAGACCGGCGCCTCGCCGGACGGGGAGATTGACGTCGAGTCTGTCCTCGGCCGTGACGTCTGGTCACCCGGCACGCCGCCGGAGGGCCTGGACATGGCCGGCGAAATTGAGTGGAAGAAGCAGCAGCGGGCCGCGCATAAGGCGGAACGTCTCGAAGAAGCGAAACGGAAATTGGGGAACGCGGCATGAACGACAGGACACCACGGCAGGACGTTGACTCGGAGCGCGCCGTCATCGGCGCGGCGATGCTGAACCAGCGCGTCCTGGAGGACATTCACCTCAAGGGCGAGGACTTCTACCGGCCCCAGCACGAGGAGCTGTGGGACTTGATCCTCACCGAGTCACGCGCCGGCCGCCCGGTAACACCCATGGCACTGGCTCAGAAGCTCATCACAGCGCCTATCGTCGGCCTGGAGCCCACCTACCTGCATGAGTGCGTGACAGCGGCTCCTGTGCGCGCTGAGGCGGCGCACCATGCCGGCATCATCAAGGGCCTGGCCCGGCTCCGGAGCCTCGCCGACGTCGGGGCCAAGCTGCAGCAGATGTCCATGACATCGGCGTGGGACGAAACCGAGCAGGTCCTCGATGACGCCCGGGCCGTGCTGGACGCCACCGCGAACGAGGCGACCGGGATCCGGGTCCGGACCTTCGCCGACGCGCTGGACTCGGCCATCGACCTCTGGTCCTCACCCAAGGGCAAGTCCTACCCGACGGGCTGGTCCGAACTGGACCGGAAGTTCAACGGCGGCTGGCACCCCGGGCAGCTTACGATCATGGGCGCCCGCCCGGCCGTCGGTAAGTCACTGGTGGCCGGCTGTGCCGCGGTCGCCGCCACCGGCTATGGTGTCGGGTTCTTCTCCCTGGAGATGAAGGAGCACGAGGTTATCGGGCGCATGGCCGCGGCGTCCGAAGGAATCGACCTGCACCACCTGAACTCTTTCGAACTGACCGAGACGGACTGGTCCAAGGTTGCCCGACTGCGGGCTAAGTCCGCCGAATGGCCGGTCTACATCGAGGAACTGTCCCGGACCACGATGGCGCAGATCCGCGCCACGGTCCGGACCTGGAAGCGCCGCGGCCCCGTGCCGCTGGTGATCATCGACTATCTGCAGCTCGTCGCCCCGGCCGACACCCGGGAGCAGCGGGAGCGGCAGGTCGCCCGGATCGCGGAAGACTGCAAGCACCTCGCCAAAGAGTTTGATACCCACGTGCTGGCTTTGGCGCAGGTCAACCGCGGATCCACTCAGCGAGCCGACCCGCGCCCCACGATGGCCGACCTGCGGGAATCCGGCGGCATCGAGGCGCACGCGGACAACATCATCCTGCTGCACCGCGACGACGAGATGGAAGGCGAGATCGAGTTCATCATCGAGAAGAACCGGCACGGCGAAACGGGAAAGATCAACCTGGCGTGGCGCCCGCACTTCGCGTCCGTCAACTCGATGGCAGCGGAGCCCGGCGACTTCCGGTATGGCATCGCGTGAGGGTCTGGGAGGTGACGGTCCCGGCGCCGTTCGTGAAGCCGGTCCGGAAGCGGAAGACGGGGAAGGTGTTCCAGCGCTCCCCGTGGCTTAATTCCAACGACCGGGATCACTGGCGGGTCCTCGCCCCGATCCGGGCGGACTGGCGCCGGCTGGCCTCGGAAGCAGCTGCCGCCGCCGGGCTCCCGACCGGCGTGGCCCGGGTGAACATCACCGGGCTCGTCATCAAGGAGCGCGGCGGGACGTATGACGCGATGAACTTCTACCCCACAGCGAAGGCCGTGGTGGACGGCCTGATCGACTATGGGCTGTGTGTGGATGACTCGAACGAGTACGTGCAGGGCCCGTTCCTGGATCCGGGCGGGAAGGGTCCGGCGGCGCTGGTTTTGACGATCAAAGAACTCCCGGACACGCCCGGGAAAACGTCGTAATGTCTAGTAACTCGTGGTAAGTTTAGAAGACAAAGAAGAAGCCCCGCGACTGGTTCAAGACAGTCCGGGGCGATGACCGGGAAGGAACCCCGATGAGCACAACACTAGCAACCACCGCACCCATTCTTTCGCCGGAGCTGGAAGCCGCGGTCCTGCAGCGCCAGCTCCGCATCGCCAAAGTAGCGAGTGAACGCGCCGACGCCGACCTCGCCCAAGCCTCCACCGAAGCCGCGCAGGCCCGCGCCCGGTACGAATCCATCCAGGCCGAGATCCGCGACCACCTCGGGACCGCGGCATGAGCATGAACCGCCAGACCATCGAGGAAACCATCAAGCAGGCCCGGGAACTCATCGTCGCCGGTCAGGCCGCCCTTGAACGCCTCGACTCCGAAAACGACGAACGCCAGACCTACTACGCCGAACGCCACGCCGCCGGGATTGACGAGCCGACCCCGCCGCAAGGACCCCAGCCGCACGACCACTCCTACGGCTCCAAGGAAACCGGGAACCTCCGCCGGAAGTCGATGGATCTCACCCGCAAGCTTGCCGAACTGAGGAAGTATTCATGAGCGACTACACCGAGCACCTGATCAGTCATGCCGGCGGCGACACGGACCCGTACAACGACCCGGAAGGCCGGGCACTCGTTGCCGCCATCCACGAACGCAAACACCGGGCAAACCGCCCACCAGGAAGGAACGCGATGAGCGAGAACACCGTAAATATCCCCGTCCCGACAATCGCCCCGATGGGAGTCGAAGTCACGCCGGGTATCGTCCGCGAAGTATGGGACACATTTGTCAAGCCCGATCAGGACGCTGGCAACCTCCAGTCGGGTGAGATGCGCGCCCTTATGGCGATTCTGCGGGCCGTCTACGAAGGTCTGGGAGGGAAATGACCACCACTGACCAGCTCGCCGCCATCGAAGCACGCGCCAATGACCCGTTCGGCACCATGAAGGCCGGGATCGGTCAGGTGGACGCGGACCGTGACGACCTCCTCGCCATGCTGCGGGAACAGGGGGCCGTGATTGAACGGGTGAAGGAACTGGCTGACACTTTCGATGGGCGTGGGAGCCATGCCAGCTATCACGGAACGGAAGCCGAGATGGAGACATGGCTATCCGCCGCCAACCACCTCCGTGCCGCGCTCACCCCAAGGCTGCTGGCGCCGGCTCGCCCACACAGAGAAGAGCATCGGATGAGCGGGATGGCGGAAGTGCTCGCGGCGCACTGGTCCCGGTCAACCCATGCCGACAGCGAGCCAGCCGTTGACAAGTGTGACGGGTGCGGAGCGGTGATCTACACGTGTGGCAACGATCCCACTCCGGGCGGCATCGAACCGCTCGCCGCCCACCAAGCCGCGATGCTGTCCGCTGCGGGGTTCGGGGACGTGGCGGAAGCCAAAGCCCAGGCACTCGAAGAAGCGGCGGACGACTACCGCCACTACGAGACGCCGAACGCTCGCCTCTACCTCCGCGCCCGTGCTGCTGCTGTACGGGGTGAAGCATGAGCGAGTGGCTGGTTGGCCTGCTCTACCTCCTCGGAGTCCTGCACGCCGTACCCGCTTGGTACTTCGGGAAGGCTGCCGGGATCCAACACGCACAACGCAGCAGGATGAAGCAGCCATGAGCGAGGACGAACGTGAGGCTCAGGCCCGGGCGCAGGAAGCCGACCGGATCGGCCCCGACCAGGAACGCGCCGACACCTACGAGAGAGGGGAACGCGGATGAACCTGAATATGAGTGACGAGGCAGTGAAGATGGCATCCGTTGGCATCCTGAAGGAACGCCACCGCGAGCAGGAGTCCAAGGGCAACCGGGAGCAGGTGTACGCGATCTACGCCAACGCCACCCCGACGCCGGAGGACGCGCACCCCGCCGTGAAGATAGTCGAGGCGGTCATCAAGGAGCACGTCATTGCAACGGCGATCTTCCACAAGAACGAGGCGGCGCGATTCATGGCCGCCCTCGCCAAGGCTGAGGCGCTGGATGCCTGAGTGTGAGGCTGAGCGCCGGATCAAGATGGCCCTGCATCAGATGGAACTCGACTGGGGGTCCGGCCGGTTCGACTACGCCGGACTCCGGGGGATCCTGAACGGGCCGCCGTGCGACTGCGCGACACGCCCAAATGTCGGGAACATCTCGTAACCCACGGTAAGATGTGTTACATGACATGCGGAACTTGTGGCGGGGGAACGAGTGAAGGAATCCATCTGTGCCCGGGATGCCGGGACCGGCTCC